GCCACGATCTTTATGTAGGCAAATACCTTTTTAGAAAGCTAAACGGCAGGATGTATAAGAAGAAATTGCAAAAAGGGAAAAAGAATGGCTGATTATATTGTTGTGCCTAGTGATGTCAGGTCAGTAGTTGAATCAAAGAAAGCCTTATTCGACATGATAGACGCAGGCGAGTCTTTTGGAATGTCGTTTAAAGGGCTAAGTAAGCGCACCTTATCTCAGAATGCTTTGCTGCACGTCTGGCTAAGATCATATGCCGCTAAGTTATTGCTAAAGCCGCTAAAGACTATATCTGAGAAAGAAGTCGGATATATGAAAATGACGGCAAAGCGTAGGTATTACGCTGAGACTCAAGCACGATGGATATTAGAGGAAAAGGTCGATCTAATTACTAAAGAGACTAGCATGGGTTTAGCTAGTAGTAAGAAATGGCCAAAAGGTGAGATGTTTAATTTTATGGTATGGCTACAGACTTACGCGGCAAGTAGGGATGAGCTAATATTAGAGTCAAGCGGTGACTATGAAAAGAATTTTATGAGTCAGACTGAGGTTTAAATGGCTAAGAAATCACCACGGGCATTATGCTTAGAGGCAATACAAAAGCTGACTAGGTTAAAAGCGTCAGATGATAACGGTTATGCTTCTTGCGTTACTTGCGGTAAAGCTGATCACTTTAAGTTTATGGATGGCGGTCATTACATCCCCAAGGGGGCCAGCAGCTATTGGGCGCTTGAAGAAGAGAATATACATCCTCAGTGTAAAGGCTGTAATGGTTTTGGTATGAAGCATGGGGACGCAGCGCAGCGTTACACGTTATACATGATAGATATGTATGGCCGTGACTACGTTGACGATATGCACGCAAAGAAAAAAAATCTTAGGAAGTATTACATAGCAGATTATAGAGCTATGCTTAAAGACTGGAATCAGCAGATTAAAGAGCATTTAAACAGGGTTGGGCAATGAAACAAGACAAAGTAGCCGAGTTTAGAGCAAGGCAGAAAGCTAAGGGTTTAGCTGAGTTACGGGGCTTGTATGTACCGAAAGAGCTACACCCACAAATTAAAGAGCTAATAAGGAGCCATACAGATGATAACTACCGAAGCATTAGAGATAGTTAAAGCAGTTAGAGATTTACTAGGCTTATCTGACGAGGAGTTAGATTACTTAGATCACACAACAGAACAGGAATTTTGGGAGAGATATGCACCTACAGATAGAGTATAAAGAAACGGCTAAGTTAATACCTTATGTTAATAACTCACGTACACATAGTGATGATCAGGTTAAGCAGGTAGCTTCAAGCATCAAAGAGTTCGGCTTTACTAACCCGATTCTAATAGATGAAACAGACGGGATTATTGCTGGCCACGGTCGCTTAATGGCTGCTCAGTTACTAGATATGCAAGAAGTGCCAACTATCAGGCTAGTAGGGTTGTCGCAAGCTCAAGTCAAGGCTTACGTTATAGCTGATAATAAACTAGCTTTAAACTCAGGCTGGGATGTAGAAAAGTTAAGGTTAGAAATTGAGGATTTAGATTCTCTCGGCTTAGACCTTGACCTGTTAGGCTTCGGTGAAGTTGAGTTAGATTCTATATTGAATAGCAGTTTAGATATGAGCCTGCTAGATGATGTAAATTTTGAAGCAGACCTTAACGAAATGACTGACGGCGTAAAAAAAGCAATACAGATAGAGTTTGAGGCGAATGACTACGAGGAGGCGCAAGAGCTAGTAAAGAAATACAGAGCTGAGGGCGCTTATATCGGGGCTATCCTTATAGAGTCTCTTAGGAAAGGGTAGTGAAAAAAGCTATATTTCTGACAGGCTCTATGGGTTCTGGCAAAAGCACTATACTCGAGCGTACTGACTTTATAGAGCAGGTTGGGTACGTTAGGCGTTGTACTGATTATGATATTTTAGGTGTCAGCCAATGCGGTTCTGACAGGTTAAGTAATTATAAAAAAGTTGATGTACTGAAATCATTAGAAGCATATAGTGGGGAAAAGCTACTAATAGCTGGGGAGTATTACTCTAAGAATGTAGATTTGCAGAGGTTCAAGGATTTAGGCTTCAAGATATACGTGATACTTCTGCACGTTGATCGCGACATTATTTATAGTCGTCTTATGCACAGAGGCGGCGGCAGATGGAACGAACTAACCTATAAAAATAATATGAATGCCAGAGTCAGCTTTTTTAAAGCGCACAAAGGTAACAAGAAAATTATGAAAAATAATACTTTAGAGCAGCAAGCTCAAATAATACAGGTGATAAAAGATATATGAAGAATGTTGAGTTAGTGCAAAAAGAGCACAATGTTACTGTAGGTGATACTTGCCCGTATATAGAGCCAAACATAACAGAAGACACGCTTTTTACTCTTAATGGCGAGCCAGTAGGCTTCTATATTAAGGATATATCTAAGTACAGCGCGAAAGCTGCTATGCTGGCCGATATAGCAGACTCAGAGCTAAGAAGTAAGCGAGTACCTAAAAGCCTTATGAAGCGCAGTAGCGGCTTTGCAGATGGCAATAAAGATAAAGAGGTTTTGCAGTATTCAGCAATACTAGGAGGCATCCCACCGAAGCCCCACATGAGAAGACCGTACCCAACAGTATCTAGCGTACATGGCGTTGCAAGCGCAAGACCGTTTGTAAAGGCTATGCTACTACTCGCTAAGGAAAGTGAGATGATAGTGAAGCAGCTTATGCCTGAGCAGTACGAGCAGCAGGTGGCTTTAATCGCTAAGAACGCGCCTAAAAAGTACAGGTTTGGAGATATGTTCACTAGCAGTATATCTAACTTCAATATAGCGGCTGACTTCCATAGAGATAATGCAAACTTACAAGGGTGTTCAAATGTAATTATAGCAAAGCGCATGAGTAGCAAAGGAGGCAATACTAGCGTGCCAGATTACGGAATAACGGTTGATAGCGCAGATAACTCTATGCTTTTCTATCCAGCATGGCGTAACGTGCATGGTGTAACGCCGATAATACCTACTTGCGAGGGCGGCTATAGGAATACTTTAGTCTTCTACCCGCTAAAAAGTTTCAGTAAATTCACAGAAGATGATTAAATTTATTTGAAATTGTCTACCATTAAAAGAGATACATATGCGAGAGCAAATAGAAATTGACTTAGAAGATTTAGAAAAGCTATGCAGGTTAAATTGTACACATGAAGAGATTGCGGCATATTTTAACGTCAGCACAAAAACCGTACAGCGCAGGTATGCAGAGGAACCTGACTTTGCAGCAGCGGTAGATAGAGGAAAGGCGCATGGAAAGCTATCATTACGGCGTGCTCAGCTTAAACTGGTAGAGAGTGGGAACCCAACTATGGCGATATGGTTAGGTAAACAGTTACTAAACCAGACTGATAAGCAAGAGATAGACCAGTACAATCATGGCGATAGAATCTCTATCGAGATCGTAAACCCTGACGCTATTTAATGGCTAGATTAAACCCTACAAGCCCTCAGTTCAAATACATAACCTCATCGGCTAAGTTCCCTGCTCTAGTGGCGGGTTTTGGTGCTGGCAAGACTGAGGCGGCTGTTCAACGCTCTATCATTGGCAAGCTAAATAACCCTGAGACTAACAGGGGCTTCTACGAGCCTACTTACGATTTAATACGGATGATTGCATGGCCAAGGTTTGAAGCTGTCCTGACGGCCTTACAGATACCTTACACGCTACAGAAATCGCCAATAAACTGCATTGACCTCGGTAGATACGGCAAGATTATCTTTAGATCAATGGATAACATAAACAGAATCATAGGTTATGAGCATGCAGATGCAGATATTGATGAGCTTGATACGCTAAAGGAAGTAGATGCAGCAGCCGCATTTAGGGCAATCATGGCCCGTAACAGACAGCTAAAGCCTAATGGTGAGCCTAATACTATAGGGGTAACAACAACTCCAGAGGGCTTCAAGTTTGTATATAAAACGTGGAAGAAAGAGCCAAAGAAAGGCTATGAGATAATCCAAGCACCGACTGCATCTAACCCTCACCTGCCAGAAGATTACCTTGATAACCTTAAAGATATATACCCAGCGCAATTACTATCGGCATATACGCGAGGCGAGTTCGTTAACCTTACTCAAGGCACCGTGTACACTGGCTTTGATAGAGCTAAGAACCACAGCAATGAGATGGTAGCTGATTACGATACTCTGCTAATCGGTATGGATTTTAACGTAACGAATATGAGTGCAGTTGTGTACGTTAAACGAGGGGAGGTGTATATAGCAGTCGATGAGCTATGCGGTATATACGATACGCCAGCTATGATCGTGGCTATAGAGCAGAAGTACCCTGAGCATTCGGTGGCGGTTTATCCAGATGCTTCAGGCGGTAGTCGTAAAACTGTAGATGCAAGCATATCGGACATATCTCTATTAGAGTCAGCAGGCTTTGAAATAAGGGCTAAAAAGAAGAATCCATTAATAAAAGATAGGGTAATGGCGGCTAATGCTGCATACGAATCACTTGCGGTTATGGTAAACTGCCATAAATGTCAAGAGCTAACTGGTAATCTAGAACAATTAAGCTATGATACCAACGGAGTACCCGATAAATCTAGCGGGCTAGACCATTTAATAGATGCGGCGACTTATCTAATTGCTTATGAATTGCCGATTAATAAACCAATGACGGCAGTGCCGTTCAAATTTGTGATGTAAATTATGAGCGTAGACCAGCAGAATCCAGAATTTGATACATACCTTGGCGAGTGGAAAAAGGTAACTGATTGCTGTGAGGGGCAGCGAGCAATTAAAGATGCGACTTCTACATACTTACGACCGATGGAGGGTGTGGGCGTAAATGAGCCTAGATACCTGAGCTATATTGGCCGAGCGGTATTTGTAAACTTTACAGGTCGCACAAAAGAGGGTTTAGCGGGCGCTATATTCAGAAAAGAGCCTGAGATTGAGATACCTGATCAACTAGATTACCTGCTAGATAATGCCGATGGTGCTGGCGAGTCAATCAATAGCTTAGCTAAAGATATATGCGGTGAGGTAATTGCTAAGGGTAGACACGCTATGCTGGTTGACTTCCCGCAATTAGAGCAGGGATTAACGCTAGAGCAAGTGCAGCAGATACAGCCGCAAGCCTCTATTAACCGCTATACCGCTGAAAACTTTATTAACTGGAACGTATCAGTAGTTGCTGGCCGTAAGTTACTTACACTGGCTGTACTATGTGAGCTATACGATGCAGATGAAGATGAGTTTACCTACGAGGTTAAGAAGCAGTACCGAGTGCTAAGATTGCGAGATGGTATCTACTCTCAGCAAGTCTATAGAGACGATGCGCCACACGGTGAGGAGTTCTTTCCTAAACGCGCAGACGGTTCTAACTTCGAGTTTATACCTTTATTTATAGTTGGCAGTGAGAATAACGATGCCTCGGTAGATGTTCCGCCACTCGCTGATATTGCTAATGTTAATATCGGCCACTACCGTAACTCGGCTGACTTAGAGGAAAACTGCTATATACATGGCCAATTAACTCTAGGCGTTACCAGCTCTATGAGTATGAGCCAGTTCGCAGAAGCTAATCCTAATGGTATTACAGTAGGCTCTATGGCTGGTCACTTCTTGGGCGAGTCGGGCGGGTTTAGCTCAGTACAAGCAAGTGAGAATCAGTTAGCGGATAAGTTGATGGTGCGTAAGGAGGACCAGATGCGTAAACTAGGCGCTCGAATGGTTGAAGATGGCGCTAATAAAACTGCTACACAATCACGCATAGATGCAACCGGTGAGAGTTCAATTCTAGCGACTATTGCTGATAACGTATCAGGCGGCCTACAAACCTGCATTGACTGGTGCGGTCAGTTTATGGGCGTTGACGCTACCGAGTCTGTATATCAGCTTAATAAGAAATTCTTCGACGATGAC